CAACAGGCTTCAAAAGATTTCGACAATTTAAACAAGTCTATAAAGGGAACAAATGATGAGTTTAAAAAGACGGAAAAAACCATGTCTGATGCCAAAGGCGTTGATAAGCTTACGCAAAAAATGGCTGCTCTAGATGCCCAAATAGAGTCGGGTGACGTATCATTGAGAGATATGTCCAAGTTAATTATGGAATATCAAAGTATTGCAGCCCAAGCAGGTAGCGAATCGCCTGTAGGTAATGAAGCTATTCAAAAGGCAGCAGCGTTGCAGGATAAAATGACCGACTTAAGAAATAGAACTAAACTATTGTCTAGTGATTATGTAGCGTTAGATACTACTTTGGCAGGAATAGGAGTAGGCGCACAAGCTTTTTCAGGTATTACTTCGGCAATGGCTTTAACAGGCGTAGAAAGTGAAAAGCTACGCGAAGCAATGTTAAAAGTTCAAGCCGTTCAAGGGGTTGCAAACTCAATAAGCGCAATCACGAACGCATTAAACAAAGATGCTATATTAGGAATTAAGTTACGTATTTTTTGGGAAAAAGCAAAGAACGTAGTTATTGGTAAATCTACGGGCTTAATGAAGGGATTGAGGATTGCTATGGCAGGCACGGGTATTGGTTTGCTAGTAGCGGGTATCGCCTCTTTAATTGGAAACTTTGATAAGTTGTTTGCATTTATGCAGCCTGTTATTGATGCATTTAAGAGATTTGGTGATTGGATAGGGATAACAAACTTTGAAGAAGAAGAACTAGAACAAGAAAGGCAAAAAAGGGCAGAAGCTGAAAAGAAAAGACAACAAGAAGCCATAGACGATGCTAAAAGATATAGAGAGGAATTAAAGAAACAAAATGATTTAGAGCAAAGGTATTCAGATAACAGAATTAAAAGACTTGAAACTCAAAGAAAACTTGCAAAAGGTAATGCAGAAGAAGAGCGAAAAATTGACGAACAAATAACAGAAGAAAAACTAGCGCAATTAAATAAACAAAAAGAGGATTTTATAGAAGACCAAAAAGCTAGGTTAAAAGAATTAGATGCAAATAGAAAGTATAATGAGGCTGCAGAAAAACGAATACAAGCGGGAATTTCTACGGCAGGCGATAATTTCTACAAAAAGAAAAAACGAAACGAAGAATTATTTTACGAATTAAAAGAACAATTACGGACTAATGATTTTGTGGCTTTAGAAGAAATCGATGACCAAATTGCAGGTGTTCAAGCAGATGCAACTTTAAGAGAAAAAGACGAACTTAAAAAAAGAGAGGATAATTACAAAAAGTATTTAAAAGCTAGATTAGATGCAGCCCGTAGAATTGAAGACATAGAAAACAGGTTACGCGAAGAAGGAATAGAAAAAGATTTAGAAATAAACCGCGATAAATTCCGAAGGGAACGTGAAGACCTAGAAAAAAACGAAAACTTAAATCGAAAAGAAAGAATAAGGCTACTACAATTAAGTAGGGAAGAAGAAGCAAAAGAAGAACAAAAAATCCGCGACAAATACGCTGAAGAAAAACGCAAAGAAGATGAACGAAGGGAAAAGGAAGCTTCAGACGCACTAAAAGAAATAAAAGTAAAAACAGGTCAAGAAACGTTAAACTTATTACAAGAACAACTTCAAGCGGAAACAGCTTTATTTATTAAAGAAAACGAAGAAAGAAAAAGAATAGAACAAGAAGCTGCGGAAAGACGAAAAAGAAATATAGAATTTTCAATAGAATCAACAAAACAAGGTTTAGACGTTATTTTAAGCCTTACAGAAATCTTTGGAAATAAAAGCGAAAAAGCAGCAAGAAAAGCCTTTAACATTCAGAAAGGCGCACAAATAGCAAGCGCAACGATAGACACTTATAGAAACGCTGTAAGTGCTTATGGTTCGCAGTTCGTTCCCGTTCCTGACCCTACAAGCCCTGTTCGTGGTGGTATCGCTGCAGGAATAGCAGTAGCCGCAGGACTTGCTAATATAACTAAAATAGCTTCGCAAAAGTTTGAAGGCGGTGGTGGTGGTGGTGCAGTAGCAGAACCAAGTACGGCAGGTTTAGAAGGGGGCGGTGCTATAACACCTGAATTTAACGTAGTAGGAGATTCAGGCATCAATCAGTTAGCGCAGTTACAACAGCAACCCGTACAGGCTTTTGTCGTTTCAGGCGATGTTACTACAGCACAAAGTTTAGATAGAAACCGAGTACAAAACGCAACACTTTAAACAAAATTAAGTTAATAAATTATGAGAATCGTAGAATTAATAATTGACGAAAACGATTTAGAAAGCGGAATAGAAGCCGTTTCAGTCGTTCAAGCCCCTGCCATTGAAGAAAACTTCATAGCGCTAAAAAAACACGAATTAGAACTAAAAGAAATAGACCAAGAAAAAAGGCTTTTAATGGGTGCTGCTTTAATTCCGAATAAAAATATATATAGACGAAATGACAAAGAAGAATACTATATCTATTTTAGCGAAGACACGGTAAGAAAGGCAAGCGAATTATTTTTAATGCGTTCCAATCAAAACAACGCTACATACGAACATGAAGAAAAATTGAACGGAATGTCTGTAGTGGAATCTTGGATTATTGAAGACGAAAATTTAGACAAATCAAAAAAGTACGGCTTTAATTTACCTAAAGGAACTTGGATGATTTCAATGAAGGTAAATAATGAAGATGTTTGGAAAGACGTAAAAGACGAAAAAGTAAAAGGCTTTAGTATAGAAGGCTACTTTGCGGATAAATACGAAATGTCAATAGAAGAAAAAAGAAAAAATAAAATTATAGAAGATTTAAAAGAATTGTTGAAAATCAATTTTAAACTATATACAGACTACCCAAAAGCAGCAAGCGAAAACGCAAAAAAAGCGTTAAGGTATGCAGAAAAAAACGGGTGGGGTTCTTGTGGAACTGCCGTAGGTAAACAACGTGCAAACCAATTAGCAAAAGGCGAACCAATAAGCGAAGAAACAATAGCACGAATGGCAGCTTTTGAAAGACACAGACAAAACAGCACTAAAGAATTAGGTGACGGCTGTGGGCGTTTAATGTGGTTAGCTTGGGGCGGTGATGAAGGTATAGAATGGGCGCAAAGAAAACTAAAACAAATAAGGAATGAAGAATAAGAAAACATACATTCCAAGTAAGTCAAGCCCTAAAGGCGGAAAACGTGGCTGCTTATGTAAAAACGGAAAATACAGCGCGAAATGTTGCAACGGAGATTTGCAGGCTCAAGGCATTGGCAACGTATGAAAATGGAACAAAGATTTTATTAATCAGTTATTAGAATATAAAATAAATTAAAAAATGAAAGCAAACACAATTTTAAACAAAGTACGCGAGCTTTTAGGAATGGAAATACAATTGGCTTCCATGATGATGGCGGATGGCGTAACGAAAGTAGAAGCAGAATCTTTCGAAGCAGAAAACGAAGTAGTAGTAATTACAGAAGACGAACAAAAAATCCCTGTTCCTGTAGGTGAATACGAAATGGAGGATGGAATGATTATGGTAGTAAAGGAAGAAGGCATCATTGCAGAAATGAAAGCGAAAGAAGAAGCACCTGCCGAAGAAGAAGCACCTGCCGAAGAAGAAGCAAAGAAAGAAGAAGAAATGGAAACAGAAGCAAAAGCACCCGTTAAAAAGACTGTTGAATCAATCGTTAAAGAAACTTTCTTTTCTGAAATGGAAGCTTTGAAAAAAGAAAACGAAGAATTAAAAGCTAAACTAGAAACTTTAAGCAAAGTAGAAAATGAAGAAGTTACTGAAAATGTTACTGAAGAAACTACTGAAGAAAAAACTGAACTTTCTGAAGAAGTAGAACCTATCGTTTGGAATCCTGAAAACAAGGTACAAAAAGACGGATACAAATTCGCTAAAAAAGGCGCGAAGTCTACACTAGAAAGTATATTCGAAAAATTTAATAAATAAAAACTAATAATTAACTAAAACAAAAAAAAATGGCAGCAGGAAATCCATCAATTACTACAACGTATGCAGGCGAGTTCGCAGGTAAATACGTGAGCGCAGCTTTATTGAGCGCACCAACTATTGAAAACGGAGGAGTAGAAGTACTACCTAACGTTAAATTTAAACAAGTAATGCAAAAGTTAAGCACAGACGATATTTTAAAAGATGCGTCTTGCGACTTTACAGCATCAGGAACCGTTACTTTGACAGAGAGAATCTTGGAAACCAAGGATTTACAAGTAAATTTATCCTTGTGCAAGCAAGAGTTTCATAACACATGGCAAGGCATTGAGCAAGGTTATTCTTCTTTTGACACTTTGCCTAAATCTTTCGCAGATTATTTAATCGGTTATACAGCTTCTAAAGTAGCTCAAAGAAACGAAATCAGCTTTTGGAGAGGTGTAGGTTCAGGCGGTGGCGCTGTATCAGGAGACTATGACGGAATTATGACTCAAGTAGCTTTAGACGCTGCTTTACCTACAAACCAAGAAATTGCTGCTGTAGTTGGTGGCGTAGACGCTTCAAATGTTATAGAGGAGCTAGGGAAAATTGTAGACGCTATTCCTACGGCAGTATACGGAAAAGACGATTTGCACATTTACGTTTCTCAAAACATCGCTAGAGCGTATATCCGTGCTCTTGGTGGATTCGGTACTTCAGGATTAGGAGCAAATGGAACAAACGCAATGGGTACACAATGGTATAACAACGGAAGCCTTTCTTTTGATGGCGTTAAAATCTTTGTTGGTAATGGACTTGCTGACAATACGGCTTTAGCTGCT